TGGTCTAATAGGAGAAGGCTCTGTCTTTGAATTAAAATCATACCAAAGCTGTCTGTTAGGTTTACCTACATTAGACATCCGTAAAGTTTCTTTCTTTCTTTCGTATGGTTTAGACCAATTAAGAAGAACATCTTTCATGGCATTGCCAAAGTCTTCTGCATCTTGTTCAGAGATGTTTAGTGCTTTACCATTACTTAGATTCTCTAGTTCTTTGTAGATGTCTGCTACAAGTGTGTTTAGTTTTTTCATATTGCTTTTATAATTCCTTTAGCATCATTTTTATTTATCTTAAACCATTCGCCATTGCTTTCTGTGGCAATTCCAGAAAGAAGATCGTGTGCTTTTTGTTCTGCTGATCTTCGGTCTTTGAAAAATCTTTTGTACTGTACTGTATAGTCTCTGTGAGGACTACCTGTTTGATAAGCACTACACCTATCTTCTGCATCAACAGCCATACCAACCTTTATCCAATCTTTCCAAGCAGGATTAGTTAATACATATACAAAGCCTTCTTTGATTTTATTAAAACGTGCAAGATGTTCTAAATTTAAAATCTCTACTTTATTCTTTAAATTTTTATATTTATTTAAATAGTAATAACGGCTTCTTTCTTGGTTGTGACAAGAATTACATAAGTAATGATGTCTTGAAACTCTAGCTGGTCTCCAGTTGTAATTATCATCTTCTTTATCTGAAACTAAATTTGTAGAACAACGATTACATTCTGGATCATTTTTAAATTTCCAGTTCTTTGTATATCCTTTATGATTATTAGTGTGTTTCACTCCAGTCTTCTCCTATTTTGTATTCGGCATCTAAAGGACACCGAAGGTTATAATGTTCTCCTGCTTCTTTAATTGCTTCTACACCTAGTTTACCAAAGTACTCAGCATGAGCCTCATGTACTTCTACTTGCCATTCATCGTGTATATTTGCAACAAATTTAAAATCTAAGTTTCTTTTGTTAGCTTTATCATTTAGTATAACTAATGCTTTCTTCATAACAACAGCACCACCACCTTGAAGTAGGCTATTCAAAGAAGCATGAATATGCCTTATAAAGATCCGTCTTCCGTCAAGTCCTTTGATGTAACTTCTCGTTGCTGCTTTTTTAACATTATCTCGAAGTCTTTTAAGTGCAGGGAGATTAGTAAAGAAATGTTTTCTAATTCGCTTACCATCACTTTCGCTTCCTCCAACCACTTCTCCAAGTCGTTTGTTGGCCGCACCGTAGAGAATTGAATATACGAGGTGTTTTGCCTGATCTCTTGATTTAAGTCCTGCAATTTTTTGATTATAGGTGTGTATGTCTCCGTTAATGATTTCATTTGTAAAGTCCTCGTCTTTCATGTAATGAGCAAGTATTCTTAATTCTAATCCACTTGCATCAATACCTATTAATTTATATCCTTTTGGCACAATCCAACAAGCTCTGCATTCAATACCATAAGGGCTTTTAACTGATGGAACCTGTGCCATGTTAGGTTTCCTATGCGCCATACGACCTGTAATTGTACCATTAGGTATAACAAAACCATGTACTCTTCCATCATCTTCTACAGCTTCTGTCCAAGAAGCTATGTGTGCTATCCTTTTTTGAAGAAGTAAATACTCAGCGATTAGTTGTGCTTCTGGTATGTTTTTTATTCTGCTTAAAATCTTTTCATCTACTCTTGGTTGTCCTGTAGGAGTAAACTTCTTAGGCTTCCAACCAAAAGATTTAAGATATTCTCCTATTTGTTTACGAGAACCAAGATTAAACTCTTGAAGTTTTCTTCTCATAAAAGGTTTATAAATTTGATGTGCAAATACTTTTTTATATTCTTCGTCTGTCATTCCTCTCTTAGAGAGAGTGCCATCTTTCTTTATGTAAGGTCTTACTTCCTTATCATCTACCCATCTAGGTTTAAAAACTTTGTGAACTTCATCTTCTGTTGCTTGCATTTTTTCTCTTAGTTCTGCTAACAATATCTCAGCTTTTCGTTCATTAAACAAGAAACCATTCTCTTCTTGTTCTTTTAATATTTTTGACACCTCTTGCTCAAGTTGTGCGCTTTCTTTAGAGAAACCGCTTCCTTCTTTTGTTAATTTTCGTAACACCAAAGCATTTAACTGGACATCCCTTATACAGTAAGCTAACATTTTTTTTGAATATTTTTCGTAGTCTTCAAACTCTGTTTTAGGATATTTCAAACGATAACCCCACATTTCTAAACTGTGTCCACCCTCACGAACTGGATTAAACAACCTTGACATAACAAGTGTATCTATGAGTTCTTTATCGGACAGATCCACACCATGCAATTTTTTGATAACAGGAATATCAAACCCTATTATGTTGTGTCCTATTAATCTGTCTGCTTTTTGAAGTAACTCAAGACCTGACTCTAGCTGGTGAGGAGCAAACATATAAATCTTGCCAGAATCAGAATCTTGAGCCACAATGCACCAAATCTTTGTTGCTTTAAGATCGTCAGTTTCTATATCAAATACTAAGTCCATACTGGTTGTTCCGTTTCTTTTGCAAAAGAATCTAATTCCAGCTCAGACAAGCGGCCAGTATGCTTATCATAGAATAAGCTCGTTGCATATCCTACGTCACCTGTGTATCTGGATTTCAAAACTCTTAATACTGTAGTATTAGATTCTTCTGGATCATCGGATTGTTGATTACGTTCTAAAGCAATGACACAATCACTTAGTTGTGCTATGCCTTGACTGCCTCTTAAATGGCTTAGATTAACTTGAATGCCGTCTTCGTGTCCTTTATTACCCATAACTCTTCTTAGATGAGATACTAAAATAATCCCTGCTCCAGTTTCTTCGACAATACTTCTTAGTCTAGTCATGATCGCATCAATAGCTCTACGTTCATCGCCTTCTGTTACTGAACTAACTAGCATATGTAAGTGATCTATGATAATCCATCTACAATTACATCCTATAATCATAAATCTAAGTTTAGAAAATATTTCTTCTATGTCACTTGTTCCGAAATGTGCATGAATCCATAATTTATTTTCATCATCTTCATCGGTCAGGATATCAAAAAAACTATTTAATTCTTCTTCGGAGTATTCATCTCTTACTTGATCTATGTACAACCTTGCGTTAGCTTCAATAGATAGAATTCCATCTACTGTTCTTCTCCAATCCTCTTCTAAAGATATAACACCTACGTTGTCTTTGGTTTGTTTGATAAGCCAATGCTCTAACTCACGAGTAACACTAGACTTACCTAAACCTGTGCCACCTGTAAAAGTTAGTAAACTTCCTTGTTGTAATCCGTATAGCTTCTTGTTCAAGCCTTCCCAAGGAAAAGGAATAGTATCTCTCTTCTCTCTGCTATGAAACTGCTCTCGTTTCTCAGAAATATTTAAGACTCCAGTTGGAGTATAAATCTTTGATGCCCAAAAACAATCTACAAATTTTTTGTGTGCATTTGCTTTAAGCATATCGTTTGGATCGTTAAACCCATCAGGAAGGCGCATTATTTTTGCTTTTCCTGGTCTTAGTAACCTAGCTACTTTCTTTGATGCTTGCTTTCCTTGTTTGTCATTGTCGAAACAAATTATTACATTATCAAACCCTTCTACAAATTCAAGGCTATTCTTAATGTCTTGTTCTGCATTACCTGCACCATGCCTTATAGAAACCGCAGACCACTTACTTCCCATTAATTCGTAAGCAGCCATCGCATCACACTCACCCTCGGTGATGGTTAAATATTTACTTTTTTTGAATAACTGTTCACCAAACAAACCTATGTCTCTTTGTGTTCCTTCCCAAGAAAATTTCTTGGTGCTAACGTGCCTTGTTTTTGTAGAAACTCTTTCACCGTTATCATCGTAGTAAGGATATAAATGTTTAGAAACTGCTCCGTTTCCAGACTGAATAACTTTCACTCCGTACTTACGAGCAGTTTTCTCAGATATTTTTCTGTCGGTTAGTGCTGAATAGGTTGATACAATATCATTGTTGCTCATTGGTTGTTGGCCAGGATTTGTAGCAAGATGAATTATTTCTTTCTCAAGGTCAATTATTTCTTTCTCAAGGTCATAGACAATTCCCTTTTCATGTTTCTTGCGGAAACCACAACTGAAACAATATCCTGAACCGTCTGCGTTTATTGCATAACATTTTTTATGTCCACATGAAGGACATTCCAAATGTGTTTGCACAAAACCATTTTCTTTTCTTTCTTTTACCACAATGTTTGCTCCCATATGTGTGTAATATTATAACCTACCGCATCCAACCGAAGTTTACCTTAACCACCCTAACCATAGGTACTTCTTACCTGTAGACTTCATCAAGCAAAGGCATAACAAGAACGCAAAAGAATATTACTGTTGCTTGTTATTTATAGCTTTAAAACTTGATGAGTCAGAAATCAAGGTGTGATTCAGAAACTACTCAGTCTTCTTCAGGAGGAAACGCATCAGTTTCTTCGATGTTTGGAACATCTGATTCTTCTTCGTCTACACCTGCATCAGCATTGACAATACTAATAATACTGCTCGTAAAAGAAGCTAGTCCTGCATTGACTTCTTCCAAGTCTAATACAAGATTCACTTTCTTTTGATTCAAGCGTTGAATCCTACCAAAGATAGCTTGACCATCTTCAGGTAAGTCTTCAACATTTATTTGCACATCATCAATAGTGAT